CTTAACAGTAATGGTGACCTATTCATTGGTAACACTAGAATATCTGCTGTTACTGGTGAGGAAGCATCACTTGATACTCCTACATTATCAATCGTTGGTGAGACTGCAAACTTACGTCCTGTATTTGATGAGATTATTATCAGAGACAAGATCACAGTTGAAGATACACAGTTAGAAAGTGAGTTTAAGGGATACGTTAAGATTAGACAAGACGCATCTATTGATAAAAATTTATCTTGTGCTGACTTAACTATCAAGGGTGAAGCTGCAAACAACGAAGCAGAGAAGAAATTTAACATTGTTACCACAACTCCAAGCACTGCAGATGCAGCGAACACAGGAGACATTTCATACTTAGGTAATATAACTGCTGGTAATCATCTTGGATTCTACTGGACTGGTGCTGCATGGGCAAAGTTTGGTTTATCTGACACTGGTAACTTACAAATTACTGGTGGTTCTGCTACTGGTTCATCATGGAATGATGGTACAGGAGACTTACAACTTAAGAACGGACTAGGACTGGACATACAGTCAACTGGAACACTTAATGTTAACAGTGGTGCTACTACACTTGGTGGTAATCTAACAGTCTCAGGTAACACACAGAATGAAGGAACACTGACTGTTGATAACGATTTCAAAGTTAGAGATACATCAAATGTTGATAAGGTTACTGTAACTGCAGCATCTGGTAATATCGTTACTGCAGGTAGTCTGACTGTTAATAGTAATACAACTCTAGGTAATCAATCAACGGATAGATTAACAATAACAGCACAAATAAATGCTGACGTTGATCCATCTTCTAATGGAGCATATGATTTAGGACAGACTAACCTTAAATGGAAAGACATTTACTTATCTGGTACAGTGTATGCTAGTACTGTAACTGCTACAACTGTTAACGGTGCTATTAGCGGTAACGTAACTGGTAACGTAACTGGTTCATCTGGATCTTGTACTGGTAACTCTCTGACTGCAACCACATTGCAGAATGCAAGACTTATTGGTGGTGTATCATTTAATGGTTCTGCTGATATTACATTACCAGGTGTTAATAGTGGAGGAAACCAGAATACATCTGGAACTGCAACACAGGCAGACAATATCAACATAGATGAAAAGAATGATAATGTTAATTATCAAATAACATTCTCAGCACAGAACAACGCAGGATATAATCGTCAGTATATTGATACTGATGATACAGCACTAGCATATAACCCTGCTAGTAATACCTTAGGTGGACTGAATATCAATGCTTCTAACATACAGGCATCAGTATTTGGAACTGCAACACAGAACGCATACGGAACAAGGACAGTATCTACTGGCAACCCTAGTGGTGGATCCGATGGAGACATCTGGTATAAGTACTAATAGGATAGAATAAATTATGGCAGTACCATATAATACTACGGTAACAGGCACTAGCATTCGTGACGCTCTTGGTGGGCATATGCGAATTAAACAAGGTGGGACTTGGCAACATGCTGAGGATGTACAGGTAAAACATAGTGGATCTTGGCGTGATACAAAAGAGGTATGGGTCAAACACTCAGGATCATGGAGACTGGTACATGAGGGTGAGCATTTTTTATTCAGTGCCGAGGTAACCAATACTGTTAATGGAGAGTTTAGTTTACCTAACTGGATCAGCACTACAGGTGGTTACAGTGGTAATAAGATAAAAGGTTTGTTGACTATTGGTAGTGCAACCAATGCTAACATCACAAACGTTGTACGTAATCAGGTAAACTTAGGTAACTTCTCATCTGATTCTAAAGTATATCTTAGAATCAATATGAACAATAGAATCACTGGTAATGGTGGTAATGGTGGAGCACGTGGTGGTAACAACGGTGGAAATGGTCAACGAGCACTATATACTAGAACTAATTTTATTCTAGACAACGCTGGAACCATTGCTGGTGGTGGAGGTGGCGGTGCTGGTGGCAACAATGCTCAATGCACATATACTAATACATATTACTATGGTTGTATGAAAGGTCAGCAATGTCCTGGTCAAGACATACAATATTCTGCTTCCAATGGTGGCGGTGGCGGTGGCGGTGCTGGATATCCTGCTGGTAACGGTGGTGGTGATGGTGCACAAAACGGTCAACAATGGGATGGCGGTGGAGGCGGTGGCAACGGTGGTTGCGGTGCTAACTCTGGTGGTGGAGGTGGAAACCTCGGTCAGGCAGGACAAAATGCGGGTGGCACAGCTGGGTCAGCTGGCACAGGCATTGATGGGTGGTCATATAGGATTGCTCAATCAGGCAACAACGACGGAGACATCCGTGGAGCAAAAATTAACTAACAAAAATTATGTCTATTCAAGATATAGATCCACAATTTAGATTGGATTCAGAGGTCGCTCCTACTTTCGTAGTTAAGAACTATGACGTAGAGACAGGAGAGTTTAGTGTCTTTTATAATGATGGCACATTAAATGATGATGAGTGGTATGGTCCTCTCGCAATGGATTTAGATTCATTGAAACCAGAGACAGAAGAACCACTGATGTTTCAAATTGCAGAGCAAGTATATAATGCAGTTACGAGAAGTAGATTAGCAGAGTGTGATATGTCATCTACTCAATTAGTATTGAGTAGTATGTTAGGTATCGAACAGTCAGTTCCTATGGAAGACTTTATGAAGCATAAAGAAACCATGGCAAAGAAGAATGAAGTACACACAGACCCAATACTATCAGCAACAACTATAACAAGTATATACAGTGAAGATGACTTCGATGCTGACTTCGAGGCTATGTCTGCTGCAATGAATTCAGAGAGCTAATGTATCAACTTGCAAATACACCTGATCATAGAATAGCACAATATACTTTTGGTAAGAGTATATCACAGTTTGGTATGACTGTTTTTAGTTGTAACAAGGCAAGAGAAGGTAAAAAGATATTTGGTAATGACCCTGATCCTGAGAGGGAATATGTATTGGACAGTCAAACTGATCTAGTCAAGGCACATATAGAAGCAAATCCTGATGGTAAGGTTGCTGCTATGAAAGATGTCATTGAAGAGATTGGTATATACAACCAGATACATTATCGAACGGTTACATTCGGAAGCACTTGGAAGAGTGACTCACTGAAACCAGCACACCTTTCCATAATATATCACAATGGTGCACATACTCATATGCGTATGCCAGGCATCGCTAGACTGACATCACTGGAACCAAATGGTTTGATTGCTTGCTCAGGATATGATGACCTGTCAACTACAGGAAGGAAAGTACATTTCTATAAGGAGAATGATGTGTTTACTCCACAGGCAGTAGGTAACACACTTGTCCCAATGCATGATGTATGGTATCATAATACTAAATTAACCCAACACTTTCCATTTGTAGTGTCTGAACCAGATAGTGTGCAGATAACAATTGATAAACCCACAGTTATTGTAGAGTTTACCAAGGAAGAACCAGATGTAAAAGAATTTACTACATCATGGATGAATCAAATAGAGGAAGGACTTATTGAAATCGTTAGTAGATGAAGAGTGAATACACAGTCAATGATAAACTAGATCATTTGACCGTACTATATCATAGAGGATGTAAACAAGGTTTTAAATTCTTTGGGGATGACCCAGAAGAGAAGAAAGAATATATTACTGATGAGCACGTAGGGTTGTTGAAAGAAGTTCACACAAACTACAATGAGTTCCCATATGAATTCATAACTAAATTTTATGCACACAGTAGGTGTCTGGTGTTTCCTGATGGTATGTGGATGAGTGAGACAGCAAGACATCCACAGTATCTACGATATAAACCTGGTTCATACTGTAATTTTAGAGTATCAGGGTTGACTAGATTTACATCACTGACCGAAAATGCAAGTGCTCTCTGTGTGGGTATCAATCCTAATGATGGAGAGATACCATGTTATAGACGTATAGTACACAACATAGACGTTAACACAGTATTCCAACCAATGTATACTGATTCATATCTGATACCAACAAGAGATTGTACATATGGTAGCACTGTGGTTAAAGAAGGTAGTATAATTAAATCAAGAGGTGGATGTAATCCTTTAGGATATACATTTATATTCAAAGAGAAAGGACAATTGATAGAATTCACACAAGAACCTTTCACTATGGAAGAAAGTGTGCTAAACTTAGGACAACAATGGGCAACCAAGAGAATTGAGGTTTTCGACAGATGATGGAACTCGAAGATGGCAAGGGTGTGTGGCAGAGAAATATAGGTCACCCATGGCATCAATACAAACTATTACAACGTGATAAGTTTGAAGAGTTATTAGATTTGATGATAGAATCACACCCAGACCACGAACTAACAGAGTGGATGAAACGTGGATTTTGTATGAATGATGGTGACTCTACCATTGCATTCAAATCTTTGAGTGGAACTAATACACTGAATCATCATCTCAACATATGGGATGAAGAGGATGATGATTATTATGATGAGTGGTTTGGAGAGGAAGAAGAGATGGAGTTTGATGATGATTGGTAGACAGTTTGTTGACTGCACACTAGCATATTGTATAGATCTGTAGTATAATAATAGTATATTACACAACTACAATGACACCAGAACAAGAATACTGTCATCTATTTGAAAGAATGTTTGAACTATGTGATGAACAAGGGTGGGGTGATCCTGGTTCATATGCTAGATCAAGAGAAATTTATATGGCAATCAAATTTGGTCATCAAGTAGCAACTACTTATTCTGGTGCTGATGCTTTTGATGGCGATATACCTTTAGAATATAAATCTACCATTGCAAAAACTATCAATGCAACTTACAATGGTATTAGTGTTCAAGATACACTAGAAGAGCAAGAAAAATATATTATAGAGAATAAGATTGGTAAGTATCCCTATCATTATTATGCACGTTTTGATACTGGTAAAATAGTTGAAGCGTGGAAACTTACTGGCGAAAAGGTATTAGACATCTTACTTCCTAAGATTAAGACACAGTATCCTAAGAAGAAAAATAGTAATGCAAAAGACCCTAGAATTGGTGTCACAGTATCACAAAAAGAGATAAAGGGAAATGGCGAAAGAATTAGATAGTGGTAAACTAATGTACTCGTCAGGTAACAATGACGAGTGCTACACACCTTTGTATGGAGTAACACCAATACTCAAGTATATTCCAGAAGGTGCTATTGTATGGTGTCCTTTTGATACATTTGAGAGTCACTTCGTCAAAGAGATATCAAAGACTAACAAAGTAGAAATGTCACATAAATGGACAGGTCACGACTTCTTTGACTATGAACCTGATGAGTGGGACATAATAGTATCTAATCCACCATTCACTAACAAGAGAAAGTATTTTGAGAGAGCACTATCATTCAATAAACCATTCGCATTGATAATGACTAACACGTGGTTGAATGACTCAGCACCTAAACAACTCTTCAAAGATAAAGATCTACAGTTACTGATGTTTGATAAGAGAATGAAGTTTGTTAGTCCCGATGGTAGAGCAAACGATAAGATAACATTCAGTAGTAGTTACTATTGTTATGATCTGTTACCAAAGCAGATTATAATGGAAGAGTTGGATGTGCCAGCTAAGAAAGCTACACAACGTTCCCCTAGTCAGGCAGTTTTGTCTCTATAATAGAGTATATAAACAAAGGAGACCAATGCTTACTATCGAGAAGAACACTTCAACACTAGAAGAAAGAGTAGCACAATGGGCAGAACAGTTGGCATCTGCAGTAACAGAGAATTACAAAAAGGATTCAATCAGACTACACGAGAGTTCATTACGTGACGAAATGCACTACTCTCCATATCATACTAGTCAACTTGCAGAGATTGCTGCAGGAACAGCAAAACTAAACAAGTTCGTAGTATACACAGGACGTAAGTATATCAGAATCGTTATGCAAGAGTGGCAAGATGATTCAAAGTATGGTAGAATAGATCCAAGGGAAGCAGGATACTATGACAGTTCCATTCACGCTTTCATAGATAAGAAGACAGGTCAGGTTTATATGCCAGCAGGGTATAAAAAACCAACTCTTACAGGTAAGAACCCAGTAAGATTTGACTTAAGAATCATCAAAGATCGTGAGTATGTTCTCAACCCAGTTAATTGTTGTTGGGCAGGAGGATATCTATACGACAGATCACATCTACCTAGCAAATACATCTAATGCCAGTATACAGAGATTATGAGATTCGTATGAATCTCAATGAACTCATAGAGAAGAGAGTTCCTTGTTGCGATCTGCTGCACCCAGACCACTGTTTTACAGAGTCACAGGTGACGCAGATTGCTCACGATATTAACATGGATTTGGATTTACATCCTATCTACAAACAGATTGATGATCATATTATGAGATATGTGAAAGCAGCAAACATACAAAACGAAGATCATTGGGTTGAGGATAGATTAAAGCACCCACATGACTAACAATATATTATTTGGTGACTGTCGAGATACTTTAAAGACTCTCGATGTAAAAGCACGTATGTGTGTAACATCTCCACCTTACTATGGGTTGAGAGACTATGGTGGTGAAGCAAATCAAATAGGACAAGAGGACACACCAGAGAAATTCATTGAGAATTTAGTGGATGTGTTTCGTAGTGTACGTGATGTACTCACTGATGATGGTACATTGTGGGTAAATATAGGAGATAGTTACTATAACTATAGACCAGGCAAAGGTCAAGCACTTGTTAAACAGACACTATCTAAGACGGATCGTGATCAACCACAGGATTGCCCTCGTAGAGGTAACAAACTAGATGGTTTAAAAGAGAAGGACTTGATAGGTATACCTTGGATGTTAGCATTTGCATTGAGAGCAGATGGATGGTATCTACGTCAGGATATCATATGGCATAAACCTAATCCTATGCCAGAGTCAGTACGTGACAGGTGTACCAAGTCACACGAATACTTATTTTTGTTATCAAAGAATAAACGATACTACTATGACAACGAAGCAATCAAAGAACCAGTCAAGCAAGACTGGGGAACAAGAGACAGAACCGATGGTAAATACCACAACACAGGAACAGGACTCCAACCACATTCGGGACTTACAAAATCATATACAACAAAAAATAAACGATCTGTCTGGAGCATAACCAATAAACCATATAAGGGAGCACACTTTGCAGTGTTTCCACCTGACCTCATAGAACCCTGCATACTAGCAGGAAGTGAGGAGGGAGATATAATTCTCGATCCATTTATGGGCACAGGTACAACTGCTATGGTTGCCAAGAAACACAATCGTAACTATATTGGGTGTGAATTACACGAGGACTATGCCAGTTTACAAACTGACAGAATAGATAGCGTACCGACCCCATTACCTGCTATAATATGGAAGTAATCATCACACCAGACCATATAACTATGTCTAACGGATACAAATCACCACTATCACGTAACGAACTACGTTACTTAATGAGTTTAATGATGAATGACACTAAAGCAGAAGGCAGAGGTGCAACCTATGCTAAACTTGAAATACTATTACAACAACATGGACACTAAATTATCAGCACGTGAAAAACTCATTTTCATATCATCTTTTATCTATTTTCTACACTGGGGAACTGAACTATGTCTAGTCACATTACGTTTGGCGGGTATCGCAATCGCAAACGGATCGCTCGTCACGCTGTCGAATGGTTCATGGAACATCGTAAACTCAATCGCTTCAACACGTTTATCCATATTATAGACAGGAGAACGTGGCACGAGAAGGCAGATGGTTTTTGTAATTCCATTGATCAACTGTCACGTCCACGATACTTTGAGATAGAACTCGACAATCGTATGAATAACGAACACTATCTAGTTACTTTGTTTCACGAACTACGTCACGTGGAGCAGAGACTTCGTGGTATGCACCAACAGAGATACACAACTAGAGTCATCAACAGTTGGATGGGATCAGAGGTAAATAAAGATACACTGTATGAGCACGAACCTTGGGAGGTAGATGCACATACAATGGAAAGTGTATTCTTGGAACAGTATAATGCAACGTTACATTAAGACAGAGACCTTTTACCTACGTCCATGTGATAAAATAGTAAGTAAGATATCGTCAATAGGTGACGAGCAGGGATATACTACCTCAGTAAAGGCAACTGTCACCGATTGGAACTTAGAAATACCTCAACTAGAAAACTACTTAAATGTCCTCTACCCGAAACATCAAGTCCAAGAACTCTGGGGATGTACATATCGACAAGGCGAATTTGCTCAAACTCATAACCATAGTGGGTTTGACTTTTCTTTTGTTTGGTTTGTGGATACCTGTTCTCATTGCTCTCCGTTAGTCTTTCCTGACCCTGAGCATCCTTGGATGCCACCTCTTGCAGTGCATAAGCCACTCAAGGGTAATTTGGTGGTGTTTGATGCACATGATATACACTATGTTCCACCCCAATCGTGTAATCATAACAGAGTGATAGTGTCAGGTAATATGTCTATAAATACCGAGGGTGAATACGACAACAGACAACCATGGGACTAAATCCAGACATACAGAAGTACTTTGACTTTAAGTACGTGGAAGGAGAATTACACATATTCATACGTAAGGAGCTAGTATCTGATCTCGGATGGACAGACAAGGATATCGAACTATCATTCGGTAATATCAAGAAGATGAATAGTTTCAAGGGAGCAAGTCTAACAGTATCCAAGATAGATCAAACATACGAGCATCCGTGGCACACAGAGATTAATAAGAAGACAGACAGTAAACCGTCACAAGGGGGTAGACAAAGAGATATGGATGCGTTATAATAATAGAGGAGAAAACAACCAGTCTTAACTGCACTAGGTTTGTTTTCTCGCATCCAACATGAAACTCAATCCTAACAACCCTGATAACATGATCACTCCTATGGTTTCGCTTGGATCATTATCCAAACAGATCAAGGGTATTAAGAATGCCCTCAAACAACCAGAACTATACAACACAGACGAGATACGTCATCTAAAACGTGCTCTACGTGATTTGTATGATCAGAGGACTGACTTAAATAAGGGTAATGGGTTTGGGAATTAAATGTTC